TCTCTTACAAAATCATTCCATCCACACTCTAAGTAAGGAGGATGTACTGTTCCAGTATCACTGGAGAAGTATTTTAATCTGAAGTCTGTACCTAAATCACTTTCTAAATCATCAGAAACCTTTACTACAATACCATGATTGTTAGAGGGATCAGAGAATACAGTGTCTACAATAGAACTAATATCCATTGTTACATCATGAGTATGTGTGATTCCATAAGAAACACTTCCTGATAATGACCCAGTGTCAAATCCTACTCTTGTTTCCCAGGAAATACCATCTGTAACTACAGGTACACTGGTGTACCTTCCAGTACCGTTGTCCCAGGATCCTAATAAAGGATAAGATTCTAAAGTGTAAGAGGTTGGAATACTCTCAGCGTTCGCTACAAATAACTTTAGATTAGAGGTTAGATCATTACCTAGAGATAAGGATCTTACTCTTCCTAAATCTTCATCTGAGAAGGATAGTAACGCTCTTGATTTGTAGTTTGTTCCACCTACTCTGTAGTTACCTACTTCTAAGATCTCATCTAATCCAGTATTGGATGTAGGTTTTTCGCTTGTAATAAAAGCGTCTTTGTTTGGAAAGATTCTAAATAATGCCATCTTAGATTGTTGTTACTCTACCAATAATATCTGTCTCTGGGAACTTTATCTCAAACATACAAGGGTCATAAGAAGGATAAACAACACCATCTCTTGTCGCTCCCTTGATATCATAACTGAACTGTGAGTAGTTTCCTCCTGCCTTGTTTGTAATGTCAATATTCTTTACTGTCTGTACACCTGATACTTTATCTAATAAAGTGTAGACCTCTGATAAGTTGATGGATTGATTGATGTTCCATCTGGTTGTCTTGAAGTGATCTCTCAAGGCATTGTTACACCTTAGTAAAACTTCTCTCGCTACTTCATTAGGTCTGATTACTATCTCAAAAACAATACCAATGTTTACAATAAATGCATCTCTTAGATTTATTGAATCAGTTATCATCTTGTATTGAGATAAGTAAGTCTGTAAGTTCTTCTTTATTAGATTACCTACATTAGATAACTTACCTTCATTATCATATCCTAAAATGTAAAGAGATATTCCTAATGGATTTGCTTCTAAAGTAGAATCTGTGGTATTAGTATTCTTTGTCAGTTGATCTTGTGTTGCGAATGCTTTAGCAATAGATCCGAACTTAGCAGGCATAGATAAAGATCTAACTACATAGTCTTCATTAGTAACGGCTCTTAGTTGCTCTCTATACGCTTTTGCTGAGTTTTGTCTAATCTCTTCTGCTGTATCTGCATCCTTACCTCCTGTTGCTGCTTTAGGATTAGTAAAACTTACATCTGAAGGAGATGCTCCTGTTAGTGATACAATCTTCCTAATAGTATTGTTAGGTACATTTGATGCTATTCCTCCTCCTGATAAATAAGTAACTGTTAGAGTAGTATTAGCAGGTGCTAATCCATATTCCTGAGTGTACATAAAGTTAGAAGGATCATAAGCTACATCTAACTTAGATGCTCCATAATGAGTACCTAAACCTACATTAGAGGGATTAGGAGTAATAACAGTATCCTCTTTTGTACTGACTCCTGATCCAAACTGTAACTGTAAGGTTCCTTTAGAAGTAAATCTTGTTACAAATCTTCTAGGAGTCTTCTGTAACTTCATGGTAGCAGGAGTAGTAGTGTTATCTTCTACAAAAATAGTACCCTGTGCTAGGTAAGGTACTTCTGTCCATTCATTACCTTCTGAATCCTCTATCTTTAGTATTCCAATAATGTTACTATCTTCTAGAGCAAGGGTTAGAAACCTCTGTGCTGATCCTACTGAGAAGTTTTTAGTTTCTACTTCTCCAGATATTGCTTTTACTTTCTTTTTTAGTAAGAAAGAGTTTACTGCTCCTGTACTATCTTGAGAGTAAACAGTTACCTCTGTTGGTGAGAAAGAACTTGAGTAGTTAAAATCAATACTATCTTCAACATAAAATCTAGTACTGCCTGCTGCTTGGGATTCTAATTGTGTTCCTCCTGTTAGAGTAACTGCTTCTGTCCAGTTAGGTAGACCTGATGTTGCACTTACTTGCTGATAAACATCTAACTCTACTTGAGCAGCTGTAGTCATCTTAGGATTGTAACCCATCATGTAGGCTAGGCTGAATAAGTTAGCAGGCTCTTGTGCATACTGTAATAGGGATTCTTGATATTGAATATCTTGATAGTAACTCAATACATCTCCTACATATGCTGCCATCTCCATGTACATAGTACCTGGTGAAGTTGGAGAGAAATCATTGTAAGTATCTGGGAAGTAGTTCTTAGAAAATTCTACTAACTGTTTCTTTAGACTATTGAAATCTCTATCTGTGTATTTTACATCTATTTGTTTAGCCATTATGCTTCAAAGTTTATTGCAAGACTATCTTGTATGCTGGTTTCTGAAATAGAATAAGTCATATGCATTACAATAACTCCTGTTTTAGGGTTCATCTCTAAGGTTAACTTATTTACAATAACTCTAGGGAACATTATTCCTAGACTTTCAATAATACTCTCTCTAACTTCAGATAATCCTATCTCTGTAGCATTTTCAAATAAGAGGTTTCTTAGTCCTGCTCCAAAATCTACATTCAACATTCTCTCATTTCTTCCAGTTAGGAAGTAGTTCAAGATATTTACCTTGATAGCATCTTTACTTTCATAAGTAGAAGACAGTCCTCCTGGTCCCCTGAAGGGAAGATTTACTCCAATCGCTTTCCTAGGTTGGAGATCTAAAGGATCTATTCTTTTTCTACTGTAAGCCATTACTTATTGTTACTCTTTTCTACTGCTTTATTGTAAACTGCTGATGCTTTCTTTACAAAATCTAACTGTGAGATATCTAAACCTACCTTAGGTGCAGTGCTTAGTGCCTGTCCTACATGCGTTGGATCTGAAGATTGTGGTTTCATCATTCCAAATCCTTGTGCATCTTGAGAGGACATATTGATTACATTTCTGTAATCTTCATTGCTCATAGATGCTTTGGTTTCATTCAACATAGCGTCCAGAGTTGCAATACCTGTACTTGGTACATTTGATTGTTGAACTCTCTCTTGAATAGCAGGTGCTACATTAGATAGTTCTTCTTTTAGAACTTCTCTTACTGCTTCTTTGATTAGTTGTTTGAATTGTGATGCTTTCATAATATTAATATAAATAGGATTACTTCAAAAGTCTGTCTACTTGAAGTCTTGCTTCTTGAAAAATAACTTCTACACTTGATGCAAAGGTTTTATCTGTTTCAGCTACTACCACTCCTTGTTGTAGTATCTCTACACTTCTTAGAGGAATATTGTTTACTAACTCTTCTTGTAATACTAGGAAGTATCCTCTGTAATCTTGTTCTGGGGTATTAGATCCTTTAGAAGATGTACTTATTCTTATTCTCTCTTCTAAAGCAATAATCTCTGGTGATAACTCAATAGGTTCTTCTAAACAGTTGTTTAGTTTAGTGAGTAAGTCTCTTAGTCTTTGAATAAGCTTATCTACTAGGTTATCTATTGAGATAATAATGTAGAGTATGATATCTACTATTACTTCATATTTCTGTAACTTCTGTGCTAACTGTGAAGCAGCGAATGCAGAGAGTGGGTTTGATTTTAATAACCCTAATACTATCTTTGTAACATCAATGATAGTTACAGTTACTTCTGCAAACTTTCTTAGTAGGGTAGTTCTCTTATCAATAACAAGTAAAGTCTGTTCTAGGTTTCTAAATACAGGTATAATCTTTACTAACTCCTCTTGTACAGGACACTCTACTTCAAAAGGATATTTATCTAAGATATTATCTACAGTATTATCTACCTTGTTTTTAGCAAGGTATTTTGCATCTAACATTAAGTTATATAACTGCTGCATTACTCTATATAAGTTTTGTCAGATAGTATCTGGTTTAGTTCAGTGAGTTTGTTTCTTGAGAAGTTTATCAAACTCTTTCCTGCATCCATAACCTGGATTACTGGACCTCCTCCATTTGATGCTGTTGCTAACATTGCACCTACATTTGCTAACTCATAGAGAATCTCTTGCAGTAACTCTTTCAGTTCATCACCTCTTACTCCTTTAGAATCTGCTCTTGATCCAAGGTTTATTCTTGGTGCATCAATAGTAGTGAGTTCTCCTCCTTCTACATAGACACCTTTACTTCCTAGGTTTAGATGGTTGGTGGAGGTTAGTATGATACTGTCTCTACCATTTAGATGTACCCTGTCTGAAGATCCTAGGAGTTGTGATTTAGTGTAGTCTACCGTAGGAGTAGGTTCATGACACTCTCCTAATACATAAGAAGATTCTAATCCTACCCTCTGGTTAGAAGTGAAGTACAAAGAGGTGTGATCTTTATTTATATCCTCTGTAATGTGTGAGAATCCTTCTTCAGTCTTTACCTGACCATTACTAATAACAATAACAGGTTTACTATTATCCTCTCCTTTCCAAGGTGTCTTATCCTTTACAGTAGAAGAGAATCTGAGAGATTGTCCCTGTCTTCCTTCTAATAGAAAATCTCCTTCAAAAGGTAATAGAGGATTTATATCTGATACCTCTTTAAAATCCTTACCTAATCCTATATCAGAATTGTTAGGAGGAGGTGTTGAGGAGTGATGTGGGTGATTCCAAATACCTACAGGTTCAGAATAGTATACCTTTTTTGCAGAACTTAGACCAGTTGTGTTTTCACTTGGTAAGATTAGTAACTGTATAATCTCTCCTTTTAAAGGGTATTGTCTGATATTACTGTTTTTAGGAAAAGCAATAGGGAGGTTTCTAATATCATTGTTAGATAAAGGTTGGTCGATTTGTGCATACCTTATTGCACCTATTGATTGAGTACCTCCTAGTAATTCATAATCAACATGAGAGGAATCTAATACAATATCCATCACTCTTGCAGTAATAGCTTCTGCAGTTACCTTTTGGTTAGGTGCAGAGAATGATTGTTGACTGAAGTTGTAGTTGTTGGCCATTCCTATTTAGATTGTCCTGGAGGTAGTGCAGATTCTAAATCATCAGAGATCTCATCTAAGTTTCCTAAGAGACTTTGTAACTCTTCTGCAGCAAATCCAAAACCTTCAGTATCTCCCTTCTGTTGAGCTACAGTCATCTTCTGTGCTGCATTCAACATCTTTACTAATACATCAGTATTCTTGACTCCTACATCTAATAAATCTTTTAGAGTAGGTACAATGATAGTTGCATCTCCGATACTCTCGATAAGACCTTTGATCTCATCTACAATACCATCAATCTGCTTCTCTCTCTTTTTTGTACTCTTGTAAATATCCTCAAGTACATTTGAGAAGGTTTTATCATTGAATAAAGTTTCATCTAAACCCATAGTATTTCTTTATAAATATTAGGAGTTAGTGTTCCTCTATCAAATCAAGTTCTACGTACTGTTGATGTATCGTATAGAACTTCTTTTTTAGAATATTGATTATCTTTGTGAGTTGAGGAGTCTCTTCTCCTGTTATCTCTCTAATGTAAATATAGAGGGCTTTCTTCTTGAAGATCTCAATATCATTTCTCTTAGAAAATAAAGTAAGGATTGCATCTGCTATCTTCTTATCTGCATCTTTCTTGAACATAGTATCTAACTCCTCATAACTCTCTTCAATGAATCTCTCAATGATCTGAGATAGAGTTACTTCATACCCTGTTTTAGTTCTACCAATCTCCGGTTCATAGGATTCATTTATCTCTTCAAAGGATCCTACTCTCTTTAATCTCTTGTAGTTCTTATCTGTGTATGCTATCAACCATCTCTTTACAATAGTACCAAAGTAAGAATATGCCTTTGCTCCTCTTGAAGGATCAAATTTCATTATCTTATCTTCTACTAGTATTGAGATTATCTCATGTTTGAGATCTTCAATATCATTTACATCTGTGTAGTAGAACTTGTAAGTATGAATAATATTCTCTACTAACTTATAAAATGGATAGTAGATATGATCTGTAAAGATCTTCTGCCTATATACAATGTCTTCTGAGTTATTATAGGCTACTATGTAATCCTCTGTTTCTTTGGTGAAATAATTTGCTTTACTTCTTTTCCTCCCCATATCCTTGTGGTAGCTGATATTCATCAGCAGTATTTTGGATCTCTTTCATTAGATTGAAAAAGTTTCCTAGTTCATCATCGGCTTTATAAAAACCTTTTTCGTCAAGAGTATCTATTAGTTTTCTTGACTCTTTAATAAAATAAGAAATACTTTTCAGATATTCAACTTGATCAGTGATTATATCTTCACCTTTCTCTACTTTCTTTAGTAAATTTCTCAATACAAAGAACATTACAAGAATAACTACTCCTAAAATACTGGATAAGATTATCATACTACTTATTTTTTATTCCATCTATCATATTCTATCTTGGAAGCCATAAAGTCTGCCTGATGTAATATGTAGACAATGTTAGTTTTGAATTTAGCATCTGGAGAGTAACTAATAAAGTAAGCTTTGTTAGCATCATCATAAATACCATCATGTAATCTGATAGCTAGATATTCTTTCTGAGACATTGATACTCCATGTTTCTGTAATAAGAATAAAGATCTATCTTGAATCAACATAAAATCTAACTCTGGATTAGGTTTGAACATTGATCCTTGATTCTTTCTATGCCAATCTGAAGTCTCTGAGAGGTATCCTATTCCTTCTCCATCACCTATTTTACCTAGATCATGGTTTAGAGCACTAAATACTAACTCTTCTTCAGTGAAATCAATATCAGCACCCATAGATTCCCAGAACTTCATAGTCTTGATAGAACATTCTATTACTCTAAGTACATGTTCTACATATCCTCCAGAGAAAGCATTATGAAAGTGAGCTTTACTAGAAGCAGGAGCAAGTACTATTTTATCTTCTAAAGATTGGTACATAGCTAGAAGCTCATCCTTTCTATCTCCTTCAAAGTAATGATCTATTACCTTTAGGAGTCTATTCCAATTATCTTGGATCTGTTCCGCTGTTAGTTTCATAATATTATATTTGTTTATTCTTTATGTGGTACTATCCTTTGATAGTATTATATCTTCTATTGATAGATTTCTTTCTAACTACTACTATTCTTTCTCTCTAATATTTCAACTACTTATTTTCTAATAAGTTTATTTATTATTTTAGAAGAATATTATTGTTTATTTCTTTTCTATTTTAAGAAGATAGTAAGAATTTAAGTAAGATCCAACCCTTTTGTAGTTTTTTTTCAAAAAAGTTTATGATAAAAGAGAGGTACCAATCCCCCCGCCATTTTCCCGAGTTTTTCT